CCAAAGTGTGTTACGGTTTCCTTGGTTATTGCTGGTTCAACCTGGCAATCCCCGGAGCTGTCTCCGTCTCGACAGAGCGTGAGGATCGCGCGCCTAAGGTCCAGGGTGGCTGTAGTGGCCGCCCCGAATTTCCCAAACGACAGCAGTATGGCTCCGAGCGCCCATAGGCTCGGCTACCTGAATGGCCAAGAACACTCGTGTCTTTCATGTCGTGTCGCGTTTTGCGATGAAGCACAGCGATGTCGAAAAGGGCATCGCGCAGTGTGCTCTCGCATGGGTTGAGCCCGGAGTATCTTTCCGGACGCTCACCGAGGAAGAGGCGATCGCCGCCCGGAATGAACAGGCGCGGTTGAGTGAAGTGGCACCCGCTGCGGAAATCGGTGGCCTGCGCTTCATACCCCCGGCGGATACCACCTATCGGCCGCCGCGGAGCCGGGAATATCTGGAAGGGCTGGACTCTCCGATGTTCTTCAGGCAGTGCCGCTGGCCGCGTGAGGAGTGCCACGCATGAACGTGAGCTACATGGCTGGCATCTCGCCGGGCTCAAGTGCGTGGCGTCAACACGAATCGCAGCTCATTGGCTATCGCAACGGCGAAGCGCTGGCGAGGCACTGCGATAGTGCCCATAAGGGCGCAGTGAGTGAAACCTGCCCCGCCTGCAAAGAGATTCAGCGAAAGATGCTCGCATGATGACCCCGTACTACTCCCATGCCGGAATCGAGATTTACCACGGCGATTGCAGAGAGATTCTGCCGGGGCTGCCCAGAGTGGATGCGGTGATTACCGACCCGCCCTATGGAATTGGGTTTGGCGCGAAGCACACGAAATGGTCGGCCAATCGCGGGGTTGTTTTGGGAACATGGGATGCCGCCGTTCCCGATGTCTCATGGCTGCTCGATGTAGCCGATCACATTGCAATCTGGGGCGGTGAGCGGTTCCAGCTTCCGGTTCGGCGTGGCTGGCTGACATGGGTAAAGCCCGATGCCGCCCCGACCTTCGCCAGCACGGAGTATGCGTGGACCAATCGCGATAAGCCAGCGCGACACATCGTCTTCAGCGTGGGCGAGATGAATCAGGAGCGACTGGGCCATCCCACGCAGAAGCCGGAAGCGGTAATGCTCTGGACAATCCAGCAGGTTGCACCCCACGCGCATACCATTCTGGACCCCTTCATGGGCAGCGGCACCACCTTGGTAGCCGCCAAGAACTTAGGCCGCAAGGCCATCGGTATCGAGATTGAAGAGAAGTACTGCGAGATTGCCGCGAAACGGTTGTCGCAGGAAGTCTTTGAGTTTCCGGCGCAGTCCATGATGCCCCAGCAGGAAGCCTTTGCATGATGACCGTACCCGCTAACCCGATCCCTCCGTACTGCCCCGCGATACCGCAAAAGTTTCTGGATGAAGTTTTGGGAGTGAAGCGATGACGCCAGTATTTAGCCATATGCCCGGCTTTTTGAGGAATCACCCAAGGCCGCAGGATTGGTTCTCTTTCAAGATTTTCCGGTTTCAGGATGGCAGCTTTCGCAGTGCCTTTGTCTCGTGCTGCGGCCTGATGTTCGGGCTGCTCAAGTAATGAGTGACGCCCCCAGGATCGTGGCCTTCCCTGTAGACAAGCTGGAAGACACGCCGGAAACAAGATCGACTCTCAAGCTGATCCGCAACGGTCTGATGCGCCCCGGCCCGGAAATTAGCAGGGCAATGGCTATGGAAATCCTTCGTCTCTGGGGCGATCCCGACTGGGACAAATACTGAATGCACCTCTCCACCGAAAATTCGTTGCTCGTGGCATGGCTGCTCTCGGCGGTCATGTCTTCGATGCCGCAGCCATCAGAGAATGCGCCCTATCTGGTGCTCTGGCTGCATAACATCGCACAGTTTGTGGCAGCGAATCCCTATCGCATGGTTAAGCCCTCCCCTACACATCCGGCAGGACCGGCGCAAGTCTGAAAGGAAACAACATGGCAGGCAAAGGAAGCTGGCTGGCAGTGGCCGGCAAGGCAATCGTAAAGGGCATCGAGTTCCTGGCGTCTCCGAACGGCCAGAAGATCGTTGCGGCAGGCGAGACGGCGGCCGAAATCGCGTTCCCGCCCTCAACGGCAATCATCGCCATTGTGAACGTGGTGCTGAACCGCGTGACCGAAGTGCAGGCGAAGGCTGCAGCGGCTGCGGATCTCGGCGCCGTGGCCACGAATGAGCAGAAGGCGGCGGCAGCTATTGCGGCCGTGGTGCCTGATATCGAAGCTCTCGTAGCGCAGTATCATCTGGTGCCCCTGACGCCGGAGCAACTGAAGGCGATCAACGATGCGGTTGTGGCGATTGCCGGCACGGTTGCGTTGGCCGGCCCCGGCCCTGTGACTCCTCCCCCACCTCCCCCGGCAGCCTAACCGAATCTGAGGCAATTGATGTATCCAGATACAGCAGTCCTGTTTCCAGCACTACAAAAGCGCACGGGCTGGACCAAGCAGAACACAATCGACCATCCGGACACGTCGATCGACCCCAACCCGCCCCAGGACTGCTCTTTGGTCTATGCGCCGCCGTCGAACCCTAACGGCTTACTCTTCGGGATTCAGGGGCAGCCCGGTAAGTATTGCGGCTGGCTCTCTGCGATGAAGCTGCCGTGGTATCCGACCACGGGCCATGGGCAACTGGAATTCGACCTCACGATTGATCCGAACGCGCTGATCGTCGCCCAGGCTCTGGAGTTCGACTTTCTCGTTAGCCGGAACGGATACAACTACCTGTTCGGCTTTGAGGTGCTGACACAGGACGGCAACCAGCTTCAGATTTCCAATCCGGCCGCCGGCTGGCAGACAAAGTTTCCCGGGCCCGCAAGTCTTACGGCACTCAAGCCGATCCATTTCCGCCTGAATTACCAGTGGGATGACAACGCGCACACGTTCAGCTTTGTGAGCGTCAACATTGACGGCGCAGATTACCCCATTCCTGCAGGGCAGAACCCGCAGACGGCCTCCAATCCGAAGTGGTCGGATGTGTTTATCGTTCAGGTGCAGTTAGACACGCCACCCTCGGCGGGCAATTACTGGCTGATTCTGGACAATGTGAATTTGCGGCTCTGGTAGCCGCGCGCTGTATCTGAAACACAAAGCTTCGGGAACTGGGCGAAATGGTATAGCCGCCCTATGACCTAGGGTGCAGGGCTGGTGCAATTCCAGCGACCCAGAGGAATCCTTCGCGGGAATCCAAAAAGCCGTTTGCGGTGCGCGAACACCGTGTTGCGGTGGGTGGGTAGCGACCCCATGCGTGCAGGTTCGATTCCTGCGTTCCCGACCAAGCTCTCACAACGAGAGAACCAAGGCAGTCTGGGGCAGTTTTCACGGCTGCCCCACTTTTTCCCATGGCACAGTTCATCCCGGCCCTAACCTTCCTTCTCGATAACGAAGACTCCCAGCGGCACTACACGTCCGTTGAGGATGTCGGCGGTCGCGCCATTGCAGGCATCAACTCGAACTCCTGGCCGACGCAGTACGCAAGAATCGCTCAGATGGATCAGGAAGATCGCCCGACCGCAGTGGCTGACTTCTACCGCCTGAGCTTCTGGAATCCGATGGAGCTGGACGGCCTCGCCTCGCAGGATCTGGCGAATCGCGTATTCGATGCTGGCGTGAATGAAGGCATGGGCACAGCGACCCGCTTATTGCAGCAGGCAGCCGTTGAGTGTGGCGCGGCGATCAAGGTGGATGGATTCCTCGGCCCGGAGACGCTAAAGGCTGTCAACGCCTGTGAACCGGGCGCACTGCTTGATACCTTCCGCAATCTGAGAACACAGCGGTACCGGGACATCGTAAAGAAGAACCCTGCGTCTGCCCAGTATCTGCACGCATGGGAAGTGCGGGCAAGTCTATGACAAGGGAGCGGGCCTAACGTGCCTCCGATCTGGGAATACCTGCTGCAGGGCGGCAATGTGGGGATTATTGTGCTTGCTGTGGGCGTGATGGCAAAAGTCCACCGCAAGCTGGTGCGCGATGAGGATCTGAAGCGGGACTATCCGCCTCATCGTCACATCAACGGCACACGCATCATCTATCCCCAGGAATATCAGCCAACCCCCATTGAGCAGGTAGGGCTGGGTACCAAATAACGTGCCCACACCTCCGCTGTCGCAAGCTACGCGGTCAGAGGTCATCAGGCTCAAGCAAGAGGGCTGCAGCCATCGTGAGATTCACGAGCGGATCGGCGTTTCCCTTGGGGCCATCAGCAACATCACGAGGCTGGGCGCCGTCGCTCAGGTATCCGACAAGAAGGTCGGAGAGTTCGACTGGCGCGAATGGGCGCAGTGGGCCACGCTGGGGCAGGAACTCAAGCGCAAGGCCTCGTGGTCACAGGAAACGGCCTCGTTCCCACTTGGAGATGGTAAGCGGCCAGTAATTCTGGCAACCTTCTCCGACCAGCAGATAGGCGACTGGGGCACCGATTACAGCCTCTTCACGAAGATCACTGAAGAGATACGCGATACTCCCGACCTCTACTTCGCCATGCTGGGCGATGAAACACAGCACGCCATTAAGCTGCGCAGCGTGTTGGAGGTGGCCTCGGGCTCATTGATTCCACCAGAGCAGCAGGAGATGTTTGCCGAGGCGTGGCTCGGGGAAATCAAGGACAAGATCGCCTTCGGCGCGTGGTCGAATCATTCGGTTGAAAGAAGTGAAAAGCAGGCCGGCTCAAGCGTTATCAAGAACCTCATCAGCCGCCACGCGATCTACTTCAACGGGATCGGGCATGCAGAGGTAAAAGTTGGGGCACAGACGTACACCGTCGCCGCCTCGCATGTGTTTCAGGGCAAGTCGCTCTATACCTCAACGCATGGACCGCGGCGGTATGTGAGGCACGAAGCCCCGGACAGGGACATTGTTCTGCAAGGAGATCTGCACCGGCCTGAACTCATGGTCTATTACGAGGGCGGCAAGCAACACGTCGCTATTACCTGCGGCTCAATCCAGACCAATTCCGGGTACGCCAAGCGGTACTTCTCGCTGATGACTGTCCCGGCGTATCCGTGCGTAGTGCTTGATAACAAAGAGCACCGCATGACGCCATTCTGGACGATTGCTGAAGCGGTCAAGTTTCTGAGTTGATCTGCTTACGTTGCTGCGGCTGGGGCGTGTACATGAACCGGGACTGCGAATGTCAGACGACTACCAATTCGATGACGACAGCGCAGAAGAATGCTGGCTCGGATGCGTCTGCCACCATCCCGTACGACCCCACAAACAAGCACGTCCTGCAGGTAATCGCCACACTAGATCAGGCAGACGAGCTGCTGGCGCGGTATCTGGGGCCAAAACACGCAATTCGTTTAGGCATCAGTGAAATGCGCGCGGCCTACGCAGAACGGCGTAACGCATACACCAACATCTGCTCATAACTGAGCGGATCAGCCGGAGTCGAGGGCCAAGTTACTAGCCGGAGACGCCGGACGCCAGCAAAAGGGGCAGTTTATTAGCTGCCCCGTATGGCCTCAAACGATGACACCAATTCAGGAAGAGATTGCCGGACACCTCGAAAAGCACTGGCTTACCGAGCTCCTCTGCGATCACGAGAACAAAACAGATAAGGCGGCGTGCTATTGCGGGTGGCTATCCGGCACGGAGCCTTGCGTCGGGGCAGCCGCAAAAGCGTGGGCTGTCCATGTTGCCCAACAGTTCCCGCGCTCATTCGGTTATCGCTGATTCGATGACGCGATTCTGGTCTAGATGAATAAAGCTGTGGAAATCCACCACATCGGCTGATCGTTCAAACGCCCTAAGGACGCAGGCTACGGAGCCTGTGATGCGAGTGCGGTGCCAGTCACAAGGGAGACTCGCAAAGCCGGCCAAAACAAACGATGACCCCCCGAGAACGACGCCTCTATCTACGCGGCCTCTGTGGAGGAGTAGTCCTGGGAGTTTTGCTGACTTTGGGCGTGATCGTGGCTGCCTCGTATTGGCTGGCACCCGTTTACTGAAACATGAAAATCGCGCTTGCACTTGCGGCGGCATGCCTCGGCGTAATGGGAGCGGTTCTCATTGACCCCGCGCTAATCGTCGCTGCCGTCATTGTGGCTGGATTGGCCGTGATGGTGCGGCGCAAAGTTTGCAGCGGCCTCCGGGCTGCCCAAGGACAACTGGACGAGGACCGCGCTTCGGCATAGGTCGCGTGACCAGAGTGGCGCAAACCCGCGAGGGGGAAACGTCCGGGCCATCGCCAAGCCCAAGGGTCCGGCCCGCTGCAATTCAAGGTTCTCGCGCACCACCTGAAAACTACTGTGACGCGCCTTCGCCTTATCGCGAGACTTCTCCTGTTTCGCAAATATCCGACGCCACGCATGCAACGGGAGTGGCTGGAGCTGTGCGAACGCCTCGAACACGTCCGAGCGCTGGTGCTGAATCACAAACGCAGGCGCACCACCTGAAAACCAAGGAGCTAACCCATGTACGACTTAGGACCGGGCCCCATTCTGCCTCCGCCGCCTCCGCCCACCATGCGCGACCTCGATATCGGCTAAACCATGCTTTCGGCCATCATGCAAAGCGCGCTGTCGGCTGTAGCTAATGACCCGGTATTCCGCATTCTGGCGGTCGTCTGCGGCCTTGGACTCTGTGGCAGTGCGTTACGGATCGCGCCTGTTGTGTGGACGTCCATTTTCGGAGGCCATAAGTAGTGCCCAGAGCAGAGATCCGCAAGCGTTCACGGCTGCAAATCGCGCGTCTGCTGAAAAAGTACTACCGTGCGCTACCCGAGATTGAGGACAAGGCCAACACGTTCACGACGACGGCCCAGCTCAACAAATGGGTAGACCTAAACATTCTGAAGCAAAGACCTCGATGACAGCCAAAGGACAGCGCATTCTGGAGGGGCTGACAGACCGCGAAAAGCAGGTTCTGGTGGCAGCAATTACGTCGGGCGATCACCTGGTGGCAGTTGCCCCAAAAGTCGGGCTAACGCCTCAATCGCTCAAAAACCAGATGCGCCTCATCTACAAGAAGTTCGGCGTACACAACAGGCTGGGCCTCCTCCTGTTATCCGTGCAACACGGCATCGTCAATTGTCCCTGCGGCAAATGAACGGCTGGCCTCGCGCACCATCTGAACCCATGATCTGGAATGCCTGAACGTGCATCACGTCCCTGTCGTAAGCCTGGCTGCCCTGCCCTCGTAACCACCGGCTACTGCTCAGAGCACAAGTCATCCAGTCCAGCGGCTCTGACTGAATCCCGACGTGGCACAGCCCACCAGCGTGGCTACACCCGACGCTGGAGTGAATACAGCAAAGCACGGCTCAGGCAATACCCACTCTGCGTTGGCTATCCAGCAGGCTTTCACGGCGAACGCTACACGGCGGCAGAAGTGACAGACCACATCATCGCTGCCTCAAAACGTCCTGACCTGTTCTGGGATCCAACTAACCATCAGTCACTCTGTCAGGACTGCAACAAGCGCAAGGCAATAGAACTTGAGGGAGGATTCGGGAGATGAACAAGAGAGAAGTATTCATTGAGGTTCTGTTCGTGCTGCTCAGACGGGGCACACCGGTAGAGATGGCGATCAGGCAAGCAGGGATCGTGGTGGAGACGTGGGAGAAGCTCTAACCTCCATCGAATCAACACAGCACCGTGAGGGGGTAGGGGGTACAAATCCTCCGAGGTCGACCCCCCGCAGACCGCCAGCCAGTCGAATTTTTACATCCGCAATTCAATAATCCCGAAAAAGAACAGGAAAACGAAGCCTTTTATGCCGATTCCGCCCCGCGTGCAATTGCCGCCGTCTCCGCCCGCGCCGAGCACGTGGCGCTGTAAGGGCAGAGTTCAACTTTGGCTCGGAATCACTAAGCGGTGCAGCGGATGGATGGAGTGGTGCTGGCATGGATATACATGCCCCGCGTGCGGGAAGTTCGAGCCGCATACGCCACCACCGCCGCCTAAGCCCAGAGCGTGCCCGGAATGTCGGAGTGCCGCGAATGTCGCCGCCGTCGACCGCTGCGCCGGAGGCGAAATAAGGAACGACGCCTTTTTGGTCTAGGGAACTATGCCTGCGCATCGCAAAAATCTCGATATTTTGGCCGCAAACGGTGCAACGGCACATGACCCGCAGCGCTTCCGCGACCGCAAGCCCTCGCCTAAGGTCGACCGCCCGCTGGGATCGGCGCCCAAGCGGCTCAGCCCCGCTGAGCAGGCGGCGTGGAAAGAAATCAAAGAGCAGGCAGCGGACGGAATCCTGACCATAGCGGACAGGGCGGCAGTCGAAATGGCCGCGAGGTTGATGGCTGGCTCGTGGGCCGGCGCATTGAGTGCAGCAGAGAAGAGCATTTACGTATCCCTGCTGGCTCGGTTCGGCATGACGCCAATGGACCGCAATAAGCTGCCGGCAACCTCAACCCAAAAGCCAGACGAGACGGATGATCCCTGGAACTTCGTACGCAGACCGGGCAACGCAGTACGCGCAGGACGTAATCAGCGGCAAGACCCTGGCGTGCAAGTGGGTTCGGCTCGCGTGTCAGAGACACTTAACTGACCTCAATAAGTCCCTAATCGCATCTGGGCGGTGGTTTTACGACCCGGACAGAGTAGAAGAAGTCTGCCGATTTGCCGAACTGATGCGGCACGAAAAGGGACGGCTGCAGGGGCAGCGGTTCCGGCTCGGCGGATTCCAGATCTTCATCCTGGCCTCGATCTTTGGCTGGGTCGATGATGAGGGGATCCGAAAGTACCGCGAGGCGTTTGTGCTGGTGCCCCGCGGCAATGGCAAGTCACCGCTAGCGGCCATCGTTGCGCTGTGGATGGGCTTCTTCGACGGTGAGCCGGGCGCGGAAGTCTACTGCGGCGCCAACACCGAGAACCAGGCCTGGGAAGTCTTTCGCCCCGCCAAGGCGATGGTGGAACAGGAGCCAAAGTTTCGCGAGCGGTATGGCGTTCTGGCGGCCGCAAAGAGCATTTACCGGACCTCGGACAGATCGAGGCTCAAGCCGGTAATCGGCAAGCCGGGCGATGGGGCCAGCGTCTACTGCGCCATTCTTGACGAGCTGCACGAGGCTGCAAGTCCAGAGCAGTACGACACCTTCAAGACTGGAGCCAACAAACGACGCAACTCCCTGATGCTGACGATCAGCACGGCGGGAGTGACAACGCAGGGCCCGTGCCATCTGCTGCAGGAGACAGTCGAAAAGGTTCTCGATGGCGTCATTGAGAACGAGCGGCTTTTCGGAATCATCTATACCGTCGACCAGGATACGGACTGGACCAGTCCCGAAGCCCTGGAGATGGCAAACCCCAATCTGGGGATCAGCATTGACCGGGAAGCGCTCGAGGCCGACCAGGCCGAAGCGGTCAGGAACCCGGCAAAACAGAATATCTTCCGCTGTAAGCACCTGAATCAGTGGATGACCTCCACAACGGCGTGGATGAACATGCAGGCATGGGCAGCCTGCAATGATCCAAAGCTGAAGCACGACACGGTAAAAGATATGCCCTGCTGGTCGGGTTCGGACCTTGCCAGCAAGATCGATCTGAGTTCGACGGTCCTGCTGTTTCGTGAGGATCGGGATGAGCGGCCGCATTACTTCTGCCTGACTCGAACCTATCTGCCGGAGGAGCGAGTCAATGCCCCGGAAAACCAGCACTACCAGAAGTGGTCGAAGCAAAACTTTCTCACGTCGACACCGGGCAACAGCATCGATTACGCCACGATTGAGGCCGACACCCTGAGCGACTGCAAGACGTTTCAGGTGCGGGAAATCTGTTACGACCCGCGGTATGCGGATCAGTGGGCGCAGCGGGTTTCTGAACTAAGCGGGATCCCCAGAGTGGAGTGCCCACCCTCGCCCGCGGTGCTTTCGCCGGCCATGAAGGAACTCGAGGCCGCAGTCTATGACGGCAGATTCCACCATGACGGCCATCCGGTACTGACGTGGTGCATGAGTAACGTGCTGACGCGAGAGACGGCAGCAGGCAATTACACGATGCCCGATAAAGAGCGGCCGGAAAACAAGATCGACGCGGCGGTGGCGCTGTTTATCGCCATGACGCGGGCCATGACTGCCGTGCCAACCGTTGATGCAATCGAGGTCTGGTAGATGAAGCGTATCCGTGAATTGCTTGCGCGGTGGCGCGAGCGCAACCTGCCGCAGTCGTTGATGCAGGGCGCGGCGCGGCCCCGCCGTAAATCCACCGATGGCCTCTATGTCGTGCGGGTCGACTTCCCCGTTAGTTCTCCGGAGCTTCGGGAGGGCCTGCGTACTTCCTTTGGTCGGCTGAAAGAAGATTACGGCCTCGACTTTATCGTTTTGGAACCCGGCATTCACCTGAAGAGGTTCGATGACATCTGAACTGGCGATTGTCCGACGCGATTGGAATGTGCCGATCCGTGAGGACAGATCGAGCCTCGAAAACCCGCAAACCCCACTCAGCTATCCCGCCGAGTGGCTGCTGGACATTTTCAACGGTGGCCGCACTGACTCCGGCATCCGTGTCAGTGAGCTCACGGCTTTTCAGGCCTCCTATTTCCTCGCCTGCGTGGATCTGATTGCCGGCGCGGTGGCCGCGCTGCCGTGGCACGTCTATGAACGCACCATCGTTGGCAATGGTCGGGCCGCGCATGCAATCGCATATGATCATCCCCTTTACGACCTGATCAACCTCTCGCCAAATGACGAGATGTCGCAGTTCGTGCTAACAAAGGCGTTTATGTGCCACGTGCTCGCGTGGAGCAACGGGTACATAGAAATCCAGCGCGATGCCGGTAACGGAGTGGCCGCATTCTGGCCGCGCAATCCCGCGAAAACACGCCCACACCGCCTCTCCGCCCCGATGCGCTTGGAAGCTTCGCCCTGGCGCCCGTTCCCCGTCAATCTAGCTGCTGGCACGCTGGTCTATCGCACCACGGACGGCATCGACAGCATGGATGAGTCGGAGAATGATGCGGAAAGGCCCGGTTCTGGACGCTTCATTCCGCTGGACGACATGCTGCACATTCCAGGCCTCACGTTTGATGGGCGCATTGGGCAGTCCGTCGTATGGTTGGCGCGGCAGACTATCGGCCTCGCTCTGGCTACCGAGAAGTTTGGCGCAAAATACTTCGCCAACTTCGCCAAACCCGGCGGCCTTCTGATTGCCCCGAGCCTGAGTCCTGAGCAGCGGGAACAGGCCAAACGCAGTTGGATGGAAGCGCAGGGCGGCGAGAACGCCCACCGCGTTGCAGTGATGCCTCCGGGATTCGACTGGAAGCCAATGTCGAACAACCCGCAGGAAGCGCAGACCGCAGAGACGGAAGACCGCCTGCGCAACAAGATTTGCGCGGTATTTCACGTGCCGCCGCGGATGGTTGGCGACACAGAGCGCAGTGGGAAGAGTAGCGCGGAACAAGACGGGCAGGAGTTTCTGCAATACACCCTAGCCCAGTGGCTGCAAGCCATTCGCGTTGAGTGGAAGCGCAAGTTGTTTCCCCACCGCGGTATCGGTCGGACCCCGCGCAACCGTTATTACATCGACTGCGACCTGATGGATTTGCGGTTGCCCGATATGGAAAGCCGCGGCAAGTATTTCGGGCTCGGCAAGCAGTGGGGCTTCCTCAATACGAACGACATCAACGCTATCGAGAAGCGCAATCCCATTGACGAGCCCTGGGCTGAAAAGTACTGGATGCCCATCAATATGACGTTGGTCGATACTCCTGTCGATCCCACGCATCAGGACGGTGCCGGAAACGGCGAAGTACCGAATCGGGAAGACAAATCTGCCTCAGAACGCTATTTTCGCCACTTTTCAGGGGTATTTCGGGACGGTTTCGGGCGGCTTCTTGAGCGCAAAAACAGGGATGCGAAGGCGGTAACCTCCACCATCGGGGCAGCACTCTACAGCATCCGCGATGCCTGGTTCGATCTTGCCTGCATGGAACTGCGCTTCCGTGCCGCAGCTGGAGCGGAAACCGAGAAGTTCATCGCTGATTATGTCGGCGGAATGGCGAAACGGGCGGAAGCGTGGACGGCCGACTCGGCCGATGCGGAGTTGCGGCGCGCGATTGGAGCACTGAAAGTCGCGGCCTATCGTGAGGCGGCCAGCCTGAAGGCCAAAGAAGGAGAGCAGGAATGATCGAACGCCGATTTATCCGCGGTGGCGAGCTGCGCGCGAAGTCCGGAGACAAGCCAGGTATTGCAGGCGTGGCCTCCGTCTATAACCAGCAGTACGACATGGGATACATGGTCGAGACGATCAAGCCGGGTGCCTTCAATAAGGTACTGGGCGCAGATCCGGATGTGCGCTGCCTCTTCAATCACGACCCCAATAATCTGCTGGGCCGCACCAAGAGCGGTACGCTGCGCCTGAATGACTCCAAAGACGGTCTGCAGTTCGAATGTGACGTAGATATGGAATCGCGCTGCGGCGCCGACGTGCAGCGCATGATTGAGCGCGGCGACCTTGACGGCTGTAGCTTCGGCTTCACGGTCGGCAAGCAGTCCTGGCGTGAAGAGAAAGACGGCAACGAAGTGCGGTACTACCGCGACATCGAGGAGATAGACGAACTCTTCGATGTAGGGCCGGTAACCTATCCAGCCTATACAGGAACGAGCGTTGCCGCTCGGTCGGCCCTATGGCCTCAGGGCATCCCTGCGGAAGTGCGGAGCCATATTCCCACGCTGCAGGCCGAAGAGAAGCCGGCCCCCGTCGCCCCCGAGAAGCGCGACGTGGAAGACGGCGACGGACCGTGTGACTGCCCGTGCGCCTCGTGCATGGACGGAGACTGCAGCGGTTGCGACTGCGAAGGCTGCGATTCTGAAACATGCGGCAATCAAGACTGCCGCTGCGACTCAGAGGCAATGGACCGCTCCCGCGCAATGCGCCTGAGGATCGCGGAAGCCTCTCTCTAAAAAACAAGTTCACTGCTGACGTGCGCGGGATGCCGCTGCCTTGGATGGCAAACACGTTAGACGTTTCGGAAAGCACGCGCGGCGCGCGCTGCAGGCCGGAAAGCACCACTACCTTCCCTACGGAGAAATACTATGTCCCTCACCAAATCTCGTGAGCTGCGCGAAAAACGCGCCAAGCTCGTGGCCGATGCGCGCGCCCTCTATGACAAGTCGGAGCGCACCAAAGAAGACAACGAACGGTTCGACACGATGATGGCCGACGCCGACCAGATGAAGGTCGAAATCGACCGCGAAGAGCGCGTTGCGGCAGCTGAACTCGAGCTGCGCAGCACCGCGGCCCCGCCCAGCGACCGCCCCGGCGATGCGCAGCGGATTCTTGCCGATGCGGACAAGCAGAAGCGGTACCGCGAAGTCTGGAAGCGCGCCATGAGCTTCGACGGACCCCGCGAATATGGATTCCGCGGCATCAGCGCAGAAGACCGCGCCGTTCTCGCAGAGTTCCGTGACATGGGCACTGGCGGCGGCAACGCCCTGCAGGGTTCCGGCGGCGGCTACTTCGTCCCGGTGGGCTTCGTGGATGAAGTGGAGTCGGCCATGAAGTGGTACGGCGATATGCTGCGCTCGTCCAAGATCATCCGGACGGACTCGGGCCAGCCGCTGCCCTTCCCGACCGACAACGATACCGGCACGGTGGGCGAGCTGGTCGCCGAAGCCGCGCAGGTTTCGACTGCTGACGTGACGCTCGGAAACCTCACCCTGAATGCCTACAAGTATTCGACCAAGATGGTGAAGGTCTCCATCGAACTGCTGCAGGACTCCGCGTTTGACCTGGACAGCTACCTGAAGGAGAAGTTCTCCGAGCGGCTGGGTCGCATCCTTAACACTCACTTCACCACGGGCACTGGCTCCAGCCAGCCGCACGGGATCATTCCCGTTGCGACGGCGGGACCGACTGCGACCGGCGCTGCCACCAACGATGGCGGAACCGAGACGGGCGGAACCTCCATCGGCTCGGATGACCTGATCGAACTGGAGCACAGCATCGACAAGGCATATCGCCGCGGCTCGGCATTCATGGCCAATGACGCGACGATCAAGTCCATCAAGAAGCTGAAGGACAAGTACGGCCGTCCGCTCTGGCTGCCGGGTCTCGCGTCTGGTTCGCCGGACACGATCCTGGAGTATCCGTACTTCACCAACAACGACATGGCGACCATCGCCCTGAACGCCAAGACGGTCCTCTTTGGCCGGCTGGACAAGTACCTCGTCCGGCAGGTGAAGGATCTCTCCGTCCTGCGTCTGGTGGAGCGGTTCGCCGACTTCGGTCAGGTGGCCTTCATCGGCTTCGCCCGCTATGACGGCAACCTGCTGGATGCCGGCACGCACCCGGTGAAGTACCTCGTCCAGGCCGCCAGCTAATCCTGATGTTCTTGCTCCCCCCCATCCCGGCAGCAGTGCTCGTGCATGACCTGTGCGACTACTGCCGCCGGCAATTTGGCCGCGGGCCGTCCTCCCCTGCGGTCTGTCCGAGTTGCGGGCTGGAAAACCTCCGCCAGCCCGCGGCACGGATTCCCGAATGTGCAATGCTGGCCGCCGCACCCGAAATGGCCGTCCAGCCTCGCCCACGCAAGAAACCCAGGAGCCGCCGCTAGATGGCCTATATCCGTCAGACATCGCAGCCGACCTCCGAGCCCGTATCTGTGGCATGGATGAAGAACTACCTGCGCGTCGACAGTGGCTATAGCGACGACGACACCCTGATCGCGGCGCTGATTAAGGGCGCGCGCGAGCATGGCGAGAAGCTGACTGGCCGCGCGCTGGCGCAATGCACCTTCCGGCAGGCTCTCGATTCCTTTCCGTACTACACGGATACGATCCAATCGCAACTGGCCTTCCCGCCCAGCTATTACTCCCTGCCTCGCTATTCGACAACGCTCTGGAATTACTCCCAGATGATTAAGCTGGGCCGGAATCCGGTGGCGAGCGTTCAGCAAATCCGCTATGTGAATACGAGCGGCACTGATACAACGCTCGTGCAGGATACTGACTTCGTTCTGGACCTCGTGAGTGAGCCGGCGCGCATCTTTCCGATGCCGGGGCAGTTCTGGCCCGCTTGTCTCTATGTTCCCAACGCCGTAATCATCGATTTCACGGCTGGCTATGACCCGAACCCGGCCGCAGGGCCTGTGACCACAACGGTTACGAATAACCCGCCCGATGAGCAGACCGATCAGGTGGTCGACCTGGCCGTGCCGCAATCCGTTGTGCAGGCCATCGCCATGCTGGTCAGCTTCTGGTATGAGAACCGCTCCGGTGGCACCGTGCCCGAGAACATCGACAATCTTTTCCTTAACAACTCGGCTACGGACTTCGCGCCGACGCGGGGATAAATGCCCAGCTACAACTCCACGAAGGATCCGCTGGTTATCAATCCCGGCGAACTGCGGCACAGTATCTCGTTTGAGTCGCCCTCGCTTACGCCCTCAAGCTATGGCGCATCGGTAACTCCTGCCTCATGGGATACGGTTCGCACCACGATGGCAGCAATCTACACGGCAGGCGGCCGGGAAACGTCGCAGGCGAACCAGCTTGTGAGCCAGTGCAGCCATGTGGTCAAGGTGCGCTGGACTGCGGATGTGCTGAAGGCTGGCTACCGGGTCGTATTCGGCACCCACATCTTCACCGTTGAATATGTCGAAAACGTTCAGGAGCGTAACCGGGTGCTGCTCGTGTACTGCAAAGAGGTTAACGGAGCGCAATGATCGATCAGGGCATCGTTGACCTTCTGGCCAATGATTCAGGGGTGGCCGCGATCCTGAAAACCTCGACCGTCGCCCAGTTAACGGGCTGGACGGCGCAGGCAAGCATTTATCAGGTGGTCGCGCCGGAAGATGTGGAGCGGCTGCCCCTTATCGCCTTCTCCTATGTGGGCGGTTCGAGCGGCAACACGCTGGACGGCGTAGGTGGCATTCAGAAGCTGCGCATTCAGTTCGACTGCTGGGCGGCAGAAGCCCCCGATGCGAAGAACCTGGCCGATGCGGTGCGCAAGGTGCTCGACGGCTACCAGGGCGTGCTCGGTGATGGCACATGGTTGCAGAGTGCCGTGATGGTCCACCCTGGCATTGACTTCTTCAGCGATGCCTCCCGGTATTACCGCCGGATGCTCGAGTTCTATCTGCTGTACAACTTCACCTCGTAAAAGGAGTAACATATGGCATACACCAATTCTCAGGCCGTCGCAGGCCGGAGCTGGTCGCTTTCGATTGGCCCGCAGGCACCTGTTGGACTGAGCGCAACCGGAAGCGGGACGGGCGGCACACTCTCCGCTGCGACCTATTACTACAAAGTCACGGCGATTGTCAGCGGCACTGAGTCTCTGGCGAGTGCCGAGGTCAACGTCACCACCACCGGCACCACCTCATCTGTCGCGCTTGCATGGTCGGCAGTCAGTGGCGCGGCTTCGTACAAGATTTATCGCGGCACGTCGGCGGGCGCTGAGAGCGTTTACCAGACCAGCGCGACCAACAGCTTTACCGATGCGGGCGCGGCCGGAACTGCGGGAACGCCTCCCGCCACGAGTGGCACGCTAATCGGCGAGATTCAGGAACTGCCGTTTGAGCGTCCGGAGTGGCAGTTTGACGACATCACTAACCTGCAGTCCGGCAACGATGAGGAAATCCTGCCCACCATCCGCAAGGGCACGGAATTCACCCTCAAGGTCAACTATGTGAGCGGGGATGCCGGGCAGACGGCGGTGGAAAGCGCCTACGCCAACGCCACCCTCAACACGTTCACCCTGCAGGCCACCAAGAGCCCGACGCAGACCGTGAGCGGCGATAAGTGGGTTGTGAACGCCTATGTCCTGGCATTCAACCTCGACGCCATCTCCGCGGCAAAGCACGTTACCGGCTCCATTAAGGTGAAGACCACCGGACCCTGCGTCAAGACGCTGGGTAGCTAGTCCGCAGCGAGGTGAAGATCCATCCGGGGCTGGGCAACCGGCCCCGTCTTTTTGAGAGGACGCTATGAGTGACCCGACACAGCCGGTAACAAAGCTGACCATCGGCAAGGAAGAGTATGCCCTGCAGTTCGACTTCGAAGCGATCGCAGAGGCGGAGGATGCGCTGGACCGCCCGCTCATCACCGGGCTGTCGCAGCGGGATGTGAATCGCCCGAAGATTTCAACCGTGCGCGCCATGTTCTATGCGGCATTGCGGCGCAGTCGTCCGGACCTGACTTTCGAGCAGGCATCGGCCCTCGTGACCGTGCAGACTCTGCGCACCATCTGGCAGGCTGTCGTCATTGCTTACGGCCATTTCTGCGCCGATCCCGAGGATTCCGAAAACCCTCCAGCGGCGCAGTCGTAGAACCGGCCGAGGTATGGCGCAACCTCTGGAGCCATGCCCGATACGATTTGCGCCTGAGTGACGCACAATTCTGGCGGCTGACCATGCGCAAGCTAGCTGCCCTCACGGATCGCTGGCGAGTGGAGCATGAACGCACTGCGTTACTGTTCGGCATGGTCTGTTCCGTGGCTGCCAATTACAGCATGCGGCCCCCTGAAAAGCCGCTGCGCCCGTCCGACTTTGTAGGCCGTCGTAACCCCAAGCAGGATGCAGAAGACGAAGCGCAACGCCGCGCAGCAGTGGACCGCAGGCTCGAGATGGTCATGCGGCACCAGGGCGAGGTGATTGTGAAGAACGCAGCCGGGGAAATCATCGAGCAATATGGAGCGGTGAACTAATGGGAGGATTCTCGGTACACGTCCAGGGGCTCAGGGAGCTAGACGCAAAGCTGGCCGAACTAGGCGCCGATGCGTCGAAGCGGATTGTCCAGAAGAGTCTCCGTGCAGCCGGCAGCGTAATCCTGGAGGCGGTCACCGACGCAGCCCCGGAGCGGCCCGAATTGCCGAGCGGCACGGCCCTGCCGGTTGGCGCGCTGGCTGCAGACATCGGAATGCGGCTCGGACGCGATGAAGACGGCCTGCCGGCGGCAATCGTGAGCCCCGGACGGCTTACCCGGCATGTGGCGCGATGGGTTGAATATGGGCACCGGCTGGTACGCGGCGGCAGGAATCGGATTGGCCGCGGTGGCCCCGGTAAGGTAGTCGGCAACGTCCCGGCGCATCCGTTTATCCGTCCCGCATTTGAATCTTCTGCCGAGGCTGCGGTAGCTACTTTCGTAACCACCGTGCAAGAACAGATTGAAGTTGAAGCAAAGAAGTGATAGCGTGCTGGTCCTGGGGGTGAAGGATGGGACAGCAGGCGACAGTATTGCCAGTGACGGCGGATGTGCAGTCGGGAACGGCTCTAACCTTTGGCAGGCTGGTGTTGGCAATCGTTCTCGGCAACCTACTCACGGGACTGATTATCGGCTTTCTTGCGCTAGTAGTTTCAGGATGGAAGCCGTCCTGAGTCCTGCCGCACTATAGCTATGGAAAAGGCCGCCTTCGGGCGGCCTTACCTATTGGAGAAAAATGGCGACTGCGGGCGAAGTAAAAGTCGTATTTGCTGCGGACACTGCGCAAATGAGCGCGGCGATAGTCAAAGTTCGCTCGCAGATCGAAGGACTGCAGGGCACATCGACCAAGGCCGCACATGCTACCGTGCAGCCGTGGCAGGCCGCCTCTGCCGCCATCCGCGTATTCGAAGGAAACGTCACTAATAACATTCGCGCAGCCGAGCGATTCGTTGCGAGTATCGGGCCACTGCGCAATGTGCTGGTAAGCGCCTTCCCGGTAGTCGGGGCCGTTGCCCTGGCTGGCGTCTTTGGCGAGATGGCTATGCGCCTGCAGAAATTCATTGAGCAGGCGCGTGAGGTGCCGCGTGCGCTTCAGCGCGGCTTTGAGCAGATGAACGCCAGCGCGCTGGTGACCGTGGATGATCTGCGCAAGAGCAACGACGAACTCCAGAACCAGATCGACAAACTGCAGGGCAGGCCGCAGAATAACCTCGCCCTGGCGCTCGATGAAGCACGTATCGCAGCCGACAAACTAGAGCAGTCTCTAGCCGCCGATAACGAGAAGATGGACTCGCTGATGAAGCAGCATGCGGTCGGCGGCATCGCGGGCGGCCTCTTCAGTGGACAATACCGGACTGCCGGCTCGGCTGGGAGCATCAACTACTTTAATCAGTCGCTCGCCGATGAGGGGCACGCCTTCAATATGGCCGTGCATGACTTCGGCCCCGACAGCCCGCAGGCGCAAGAGGCGCAGCGGAAGATCGACGCCACGCGGAAAGATGCCGAGCGGTGGGTTGCTGGCCGCATTGCTGAGGTCAGGAAATGGATCGACAAGAAGGCTTCGACCTCCAACCTCGATATGCTGCAGGGCTTCCAGGCGCAACTCGACTATCAGCAGGATGTCGAATCTCTGAACGCCCAGCATGAGCCGCTGGAAAAGAAGCGCGATGCACTCCAGCACGCGAAGGATCTGGAGGAATTCCAGAAGAAGCAACTGGCCGCCGCAACAAAGCTCTCGAACGAACTGAACGCCCAGCGCAAGCAATATGACGAGATGCGCCAGCAGTTCGAGCAGACAGATGGTTCAGCCAGCTTCTTCCAGCTGATTCCCCTGGTGAATGCGCAAGGGAAACCGGGAAAGGCGGCCACGGGACTCCCGCTGCTTCCGGATGATCTGTCAAAGGGCGACAATAGCAACATTCAGCAATCCAGCCGCGTCGTCACGGAATATCTGAAGCACCTGAACGAAGGCGTAGCCATCGAGCAGAAGAATGCCGACGCGATAGCGGCGATGTCGCTGCAAATCGAGATGGCTTCCGGCCGGATGTCGCGCTTCGATGCGGCCCAGGCGATGGCTGCCATGCATACGCAGGAGTTCGCGGATGCGATGCGCCTGCTCGATCAGAGGCAGCAGGCACTCGATGCGGCGGATTATCTGACGCCTGAAGAGCGTGCCGAAAAGCAGGCTCAGATCAACAACCAGCGGGCTCTCGCTCGTGGCGAGTACGGCGTCACGCAAATGCAGGACACGGAGGCTATCCGCTCGGCTACTGCCCTCGGCACGTTCAGCGATGCACTGGCACACACAACGCAACGGCTCGAGGACTGGAGCGCCAAGGGTGCGCAGTTGTTCGACCAAACCCTCGGCAGCGTCAACGATGAGATAGTCCACGCCCTGACCACGCGGGATCACCAGAAGGCATTCGAGTTCGGCAACATCGGCGCGAACCTGGGCCGCGGCATTATGGGCATCGGCCTCGAAAAGATGGAGGGCGATGTCCTAAAGGCGCTCGGATTTGGCGGCGGCAAGCCTGATGGCAGTGCCAGCAAGCCATTCCACGTAGTCATGGGGGCAGTATCCGCAGCGGGTTCGGCAGTGTCCAACGACATCGGCGGCCTCTTCGGCAAGATACTGCACGTCTTCCATATCCCCGGCTTCGCTGAGGGTGGCTCTATCCCATCCAACATGCCCGCCATCGTCGGCGAGCGCGGCCCTGAGCTTTTTATCCCGTCGACCGCAGGCCATATCGTTCCCAATCATCGTCTGCTGGGCGGCGGGCACACCTTCAATATCCCAGTGGATGCACGCGGCGCCACGGATCCGGCGCAGGTTAAGGCGGCGGCTCGCAGTGCTGTAAGAGAGGCCATCCCCGCTATCCTTCAGGCTTCCCTCGCTGCCTCACGGGAAGAGCGCGTCCGCACCCCGAGCATGAATCGCTAATGGCTATCATCATCGGTCCCATCACCCTGGGCGGGTTGTCTGTAACCACGGTCAGCCTGCCCTCGAACAAACTGCGCACACTCGAACTGCGCATCTCCGACGCCATTGCTACCGTGTCCT